ACTATCTTTGATAAAGTTTGTTCGATTGAACAACAAGTTTGAAGTTTATCCCGATACTATTCTGAGGTATCTTCGGGAAATGAAGGAAAGAAAATTGATTAACTTTGATTGCGTGAACAGGCAGAAAAGTTTATATGTTTTGAAATAGTTTTTTAAACATTTAATAACATGAGAGGCTTTGAAAACAAGAGCATTGCGAGCAATGCTGGTAAAAAAGGTAAACCCGGAAAACACGCTAAGACAAAACAATGGGAGGCTTTGGCGGGATCAATCATAACAACACACGCAGAACGATTTGATGAGATTTTAAAACGATTGCCGGACGAAAAATTTGCAAATATTTACGTCCAAATTTTAAACTATTTCAAACCAAAACTTTCTCAAACACAAGTTGAAGTTGATCACCCGGAAATCAAATCCGTCGAATTTGTCGTTAAAAAATGAAACATACAATCACCGTACTACCGGCTCAAGCTGAATTCCTGGAATCTAAAGCAACCCATACTGCTTATATTGGTGGATTCGGTTCCGGCAAATCAACAGCCGGAATTTTGAAGACAATCAAGATTAAACTTGAAAATCCCGGTAAAATGGTGGCCTATTATTTGCCAACTTATCAGTTGATAAAGGATATTGCCTTTCCGAAATTTTCGGAAATTTTAAGCCGGATCGGGATAAAATTTGATCTGAATATTTCAGACAAGCAATTTATTACCCCATACGGGAAAATCATTATGCGGTCACTTGAAAATACCGACCTGATAATCGGTTATGAAGTTTGCTATTCGTGCATTGACGAGGCAGATGTTTTGCCAACGGATAAGATGAAACTTGCATTTGCAAAGATCATTGCCAGAAATCGCTTGAACACAAAAGACGGGTTGAACATGACTGATATGGTCGGTACACCGGAGGGATTTGGATTTGCTTATGATTATTTTGTCAAAAACACAAAGCTAAACCGGAGGCTGATAAAAGTCAAGACGAGTGATAACAGCTATATTTCGCAAAACTACATTGATACGCTGACAGAAACATATACAGTTGCTCAATTGCAGGCATATTTAAACGGCGAATTTGTGAACCTGACTTCAGGTCGTGTTTACACTAACTTTGATCGAAAAGAAAATCACACAAACAGATCAATTGCGTCTGGTGATATACTTCACATCGGGATGGACTTTAACATAACGAATATGGCTGCTGTTGTTCATGTCATTGACAACGATGTGCCTTTTGCGGTTGCGGAAATTACCAAAGCCTATGATACGGCGCAAATGATCAGCATGATAAACAGCCGTTATACTGGTCATAAGATAATCATCTACCCCGACGCCAGTGGAGCGAACAGGACCACAAGCGGCAAAACAGATATTCAATTATTGATGGAAGCAGGTTATTCATTACGGGCGCCGAATAAGAATCCATTTGTTAGGGACCGGGTAAATTCAATGAACCTGCGATTTTTGAACAATAAAGGTCAAAGGCGGTACTTTGTAAACACGTTTAATTGCCCGGAGTACACCGAAGCACTTGAGCAAATTTCCTACAAAAATAATGAGCCGGATAAGGATGGAGGATTGGATCACATAACCGACGCCGGTGGATATTTCATTTATATTATTAGTCAATTGAACTTAACCCTTTAAAGATGATTACGATAATTGACACTCGGTTCAATAAGTCATTCGTAACCGAATGCTATTCGACAGCCGGAGATTTTATAGGTATAAGCGGGCGGACTTTGGCTCGGTGGCATAAGATCAAGACTGAACACCGTCACGAATTGATCGAACGATTCAATCAGTTCATTATTTATTTTGACACTGAAATTTTGAAAACCAGAACGGGTTTTAATTTGTAACCGAATACATCTGCGTGCCGCAGATGTAACAAAACTAAACCGAACGATTTAATCAAGCAATTTCTGTTTTAACTTTACCCCCCGTTATAACATTTTGACGGGTGAAAATACCTTTTTTGAATCGGAAGTCCATTAAATTCTGGGTGAACAATATTTCGGCGGACTGGTTCAAACCAACCATTTCAAACGATATTTCAAACTCCGGTATCGTTTCAACTGCCGAAACGGTTCCAGACATTTACATGGTAACCGACTACATCTCAACTATCATTTCGCAGATTCCAATTAAAATCCAAACCAAATCAGGAAAAGAAAGCAAAAACCAGGAATTATTAAAACTCATTTCTCAACCAAACTACTATCAAAACTGGAACGAATTGATAAAGCAATTCTTTGCTTATTACGAACTGCTCGGCAATGGCTATCTTTATGCTATCATTCCAGAAGGAATGAAAATCGTTTCACAACTTTACTGCCTCCCCTCACAGGTAGTTGGTATTGTTTTAATGCAAGACAATAACCTGCCTTCATGGCTTAACGAAGTTGTCGGATATAAGATTTCGATGGGGGGTAAGGAATATAATCTAAACACTGAATCTGTTTTGCACAAACGATATTTCAACCTGCAATACCAACAAGGAAGTTACATATACGGAATGTCGAAGTATGTTGCGGGCAATAAGATAGCCAACGAACTTAAAGCCATTTATGAAGCGAAGACTTCAATCATTTCCGCAAGGGGGGCTTTAGGGATACTATCGAATGAAAGCAATATCCCTGATGCGGATCAGATGAAGGAAATTAAAAAGAAACTTCGTGAAAGTTACGGGCTTGGAAACGATCTTGATAAAGTGATTGTCACGACGCAAAAATTGACCTTTCAGCAAATGGCATTGGGATTACAGGAGTTGCAAATCCTTGAAAATGCAAAATATTCATTTGAAAAGATTTGTCAATTGAATGGATTCGACCCCGTTATCTTTTCAACTGAAGGAAGCACGTTTGCGAATAAAGCGGAAGCCCGGAAGAATTTAATAAAAAATGTCATTAAATCAAAAGTTGATGATTTTTACAATGATTTTAACGCATGGTTAAGTCCTTATTTTGGCGGCGACATCGTTACCCCAGACTGGTCACAGGTTGATGAATTGCAGGCAGATCAGAAATTATTGACAGATATTTATGTCAGGCAGATAGAAGCTGGTATCATAACCCCCTTTATGGCGCAAGAATTAATCTTTGGCGAAGTTGACAAAATTAACCCACCACCCAACGAATATTTTACGAGAGGATTAAGGAAATTAAACGAACCCGAAGAGCCGAAGCCGGACGTTAACGGAATGACACAAGAGGAACTGGAAGAATATTTAAACACCTACTTAAATGGAAACGGAAAAACAAACAGTAAAGCAAAAAATATTCTTATCTGAAACCAAAGAGTTGAGCGAGAAAGGTTATGTTCAAATTGCCGTCAACGCTTTTGGCAATACCGACAGCGATGGTGATGTGTCGCTGAAAGGTTCTTTTAATAAAACCTTAAAAGAACACTTTGACAGAGTGCGATGGTTCTTGAACCACAACACCACACAACTTTTAGGTGTTCCAATAAAAGGCTATGAAACTGCCGAATACCTGGTCATGGAAGCCCAGTTTAACCTCGAAAAGCAGATAGGTCGGGACACTTACGAGGATTATAAACTTTTTAAAGCTAATGGCAAAAGTCTTGAACATTCAATAGGAGTTCAGGCGATTAAGTATAAAATAGACGAAAGCAAGGGGATCAGAGAAGTATCAGAGTGGAAGTTGTGGGAATTTTCGACCCTAACTCATTGGGGCAGCAACGAAAACACGCCCTTGTTAGGGATCAAGGATTTGCTTTTGCAGATGAGTAATAATAAAAAATATTCAGATCAAAGGAAAAAAACATTAGAATCACTTTTGACGGTGGAGCCGGGAAGAACCACTCCGCAACAAGAAGCCGATTTGAAACAGATAATTAAATTATTCGATTATTCACAATTAAATTTTTAAAAAAAATGGACGATCCAACAAAAGTTCTACCGGAAGACATAACCGACGTTAATATGTTCGCTGCCATTTTGAACAAGCAGTTTGCAAAATACAACGAACTGTTTACCAAAACAATGACAAAGGAACAGATTGAACGCATCCAGGCTGAACTTGTACTTGAAAACAAAGAAATCCTTAAAAACATTAAGGTTGAGGGGCAATTAGTTGACGAACTGAAAGGCAAATTAATTGACCTGACAGATACTATCAAAATTCAGGGTGAATTCATCGCAAAGATGAAAACGTATGTCACTCCTGAAAATCAAAAGAAAACGTTTGCTGGTGAAATGGAAACGATTTTAAAATCAGAAACATTTCAAAAGCTCGTAAAAAATGACATTAACCAGGCTCGTTTTGAAATTAACACAAAAGATGTCGCTTTCGGCGGGACTTACGGAAGCGGAGCAGCGGGACAGGCGTATATGCCATTTCAGGTTCCGCAGTTGCCACCGGCTGAAAGTTTCGATGTCAGACTGATACTCCCAACCGGGATGAGCGACAGTACGTCGTTGCAATATCCGATGGAAAGGGCGGCAAGTTTGACAAATAATATCGGCAGCAAAGCCGAAAATGAAGCTGGCGGCGAATCAACATTCGGGTTCACTATGGGAACGGCGACGGCGACAAGGATAACAACCTTTGTCGAAGTGAGCCGTACTGCATTGCGTAACTCGGCGTGGCTATCTGGTTACATTTCA